TATAGTCATCGTCTCCAAGCCTTCCACAATTTCGATATCATATCAGCTGCAGTTTCTTGCACCCATTTATTGTTAGGATTATCATCAGCCCATTTAGTAAGCTTTGCTTCGCTATTATGGTCATAATTGTGATAGCCAATAGTGTTGATATATTGACCTTCATACCAAGCTGCAAATGCTGGATGGTCTTCTAAAAATTCATGCACAGTAACATGATCCATCTGATCTGAACGAATCATATCCGCCCACATTGGATATTGATCGATCTCACACATCTTGTTTTCCTAACTCATAAGCCAACTTCAAGCTTTCAATGATTGAAAGACCATCTTTACGGTAAGATTTATAATAGTAACACATTAGTTTCTCCTCATATTGGCAATATCAATGCCTTGCTGTTTGTTGATGATAGGAACAGAATTAGATTTGTGCATTGTAGCAATACCAGTAATAAGATTACCAGTATACTTTTTGTCTGTACGACCAGAGCTAGCACAAATATTATCTGAAGTTTGTACGCCAGGTCGATGATATTGTGATTGTGTTGCTGTAACACCTTTACGACGCTGTTCAGCTCGTGCAGATACATCAGACAAACCCATCTTATCTAAGAACTTGGCATGCTTGGATTTAGCTTCTTGCAATGATTTACGTTTGGATTGTTTACGATGTGATTTTTCAATAACACGTACGTTCGTTAAATGCATAGTCATAGTACTACCTCCTGTTATAGAGGTTATACCTAACTAGTAACGAATTTTCGGTTTAATTGTACCACTGGTTACTTGATGTATTTCAATAGAGTCTTTACGGATTTCACGGACAAAGATCTGACCTTGCATGGCTTTAGGCGTAGAGTTAATTGCAAAAACCACCGGATGAGTCTTAAAATAATCATTGTAAACAGTTGCTTTATACGGTTTTTCAACTTCTGCTTCCCATCGTGTTGACCAGTTAGAGGATTTGATGACGGCCATATCACCTTTAGCAATTTCAGTAGGCTTGCCACGCAGTCCTTTTACTTTTTCTTCAAGCATTTCTCGTTTGATTGCAACAGCAGCAGCCAAAGGCTTTGTGATGTCTACTGTACCACCAATTTTAAAGTCTTGAAAAAATCCATCTTGAGTAAGGTTACAAGCTTTCATTTCATAACCTTTACCACCTGAACCTAAGTCTAGTCCAGCAGATGCACCGCCACCAAGTGTAAGGTCATCAACTAAGAAGTACATCATTACTTCACCAGGACCAACACCTTTTGGAGTGTACTTTAACATTCTCACGAATGATTGTTTGTATTTTTGTCTGAGTTCACGGACTAATGAGTTTACTTTTGCTTCATCAAGGGTCTTGGCTGTTTTAGTTAAATCAAATTCAGGAAAGAAATGCTTTTTGAAAAGATATTGGATTTCAGCTTTATACTTTTCACTTTGAAAGTCATTACCAGTGATGTTAAACGCTGTAATAACCTCAGCGCGCTTGATAAAGCTAAGATCCATACTATTTAGATCTTTTGTAACTTCTGTAATGTGTTCCTGAAATTTCTTCATTATAGGTCCGTAGTGTTAAGGGTTGTTTGTACAACTTGTGTACTTTGAATAGATTCGCCTACACGTTTAATTGTAGCACCATAATTCTTCATAATTCGCAGTCTTGTTTTATACAATGGATCTTCTTTAAGTTTAGAATCATCAGTTGGAATCCATAGCGTAACTGGTCTACCAGCAGCTGCAGCTAAAAATGCCATACCATTAAGACTACCTTCAAAGTGATCACAATTAGATAAAATGTGTGCAGTTTTCTTCAGGTTGAATGCCATTTTACCGACTTGTAAACCATTTTTGTTAGACTTACGCCAATTAGCTACAAAGTTATCGCCCAAGTAATGCTCTGGTGTATTGTCAAACGCATAACAGACTTTATTGCGATACTGATTATCAGGATTCCATTCAGTCAGTCTTGGCATTACGTAATCGGGTGCTAATGCGAGAGTAGGTGAAAGCCACCACACAGTGCCTTCTTCTTTAGCATTTTGAAATGCGTAATCAATCATTTTTTCTTGACTAACGTTCTTGCCAATTTCTCTCCAAGCAATCTTATCCATACCGCCAAATAAGTCGTAGTAATGCTTTTTAGTTTGTGCAGGAATATAGTCAAAGAAACCAATTTTGCCTTGAATTAAACCAGCAATAATAACACTATCGCCAAGACCATACTTATGTACGTTTTCACTGTCTTCTGCAAAACCACCAAGAGGTGCTTTGCCAAAATGACCTTGTACTTGCCATCTGCCGTTTGCAGCATCGCCACTTGGTCTTGTTAATTCAGGTGCTTTACCTTGGTCACTTTCCGAGCTCATGTCTCGGACGTTGTAAGTTAATGCACTTCTGATTTCTGCGGTTTTCTTGTCCATTGTTCACAATACTCTTTAAATTCATCAAATGCTGCAACTTTATAAGATGATACTGGCATCATGCCAATGAATTCATCTCTATAAAAAACGTAGTGCATCATTTTAGTCACATCATCATCTTGATCAGGTTCTGAGTGATAAGTAAAATCGCCAAATTTCATTATAACATTTAACATTATATTTATTAGCCGCCAAATTCGTGGCCAGCTACCCTCTTCATTTGTTTTGTAAACTCATCAAAAGATGGCTTATTTTTGTAAAGCTTTATACTAATATTGTCTTTATCTTTACCTTTGATACGCCATTCGTATCCATCTTTTTTATGCTGTGCATCAGTGGTCTTTACAACACGTCTTTTATAACCATCTTCCCATGTTTCAGAACCTTCTGCAACAGGACCGTCACTGACTGTGTAGTCTTTGAACTTAATGATTTGTTTCTTTTTCTTTTTATCGGTCATTTCATCCAACCTTTGATGTACTCAGGATTAAAGTTAAAGTGCGAGAACGCGATACGATCTACAAATTTAACAGCTTCACCTTTACTTGGGTTAATGGCTACATAGCCTTCAGCACCAGTTACTTTGAAACCATCTTTAGTTTTTACAAATGATTTCTGTGTGTTAATTGACTCAAGCTTTGCAATAATTGCAACCTTTGCTTTTACAATAACATCTACAAACTCAAACGCTTGTACAATACTCTTGTGATTGCGTTGACAGTCTTCTAAAAACTGTTTCATAATAGCTCGTTTAGATTCTTTGGATGCTTCAGTTTTTACCTTTGCAATTACTTGCTTTTCAAACTTTTCTTTTACATGCACATAGTATTCATTAACAGCATTTGCAGGATTAGGCAACTGACCATTTCTAATTTTGCTGTTGATAAACGTTTTAATACCAGCTCCAACCGCACCAGAAGGTAGTGTATCCATAATACGAGCCACTGAATCAAAATCACCAATTAGGCTTTCAGCTTGATCAGCTAAAGCTTTAATTTTTTGGTATTCTTTTTGATTAAATGCAATAGTACCAGCCTTAAAGTATGCATCGTCTTGCCATACAGTCCGTGTCTTTTTCAGCTTTTTAACATTTACACCAAATTTAGCTCTGTATGTACTTAGTGTACCTTTGCCAGAATAGGTTGTATGCCATACCACTCCGATATTGGCATTGCGAATATCTTTACCAACGTCAGACTCAGCTTCCCAAGCATATGCAATAGTGTTTGGATGTGCTACAATGTAACGTTTACCATCAATAGTTTCATAGTTTTGATCACCCTTTGTAAACATCAGATCGCCTTGTAAAACAATACCATCTGGTATACCAATCTTTGGAAATTCGTCTAATGCATACTGCAATTTATCAGCTAAACCAGCTGGGTAACCGTGTGCCTTGATATCAGCTTTACTTTTTACCAATTTAGCATTTTTAGCAAACACTGATTTGGTACCAACAAAGAACTGACCATCTTCTGGGTCTTTACCACAAAAGATAGCAGGTGCACCGTCCCACTTTACTGTAAGTTTGATATTGCCTTGACCTAAAGTTTCAAGTACATCTCGTACAGCCACGATGGCTGCTTTTGCACCATCATTACCACGTTCAAATAAATCTTCATCAACATGCGTTAAATGCAAGTTTACGTTACTATCTGCTGCTTCTTTTAAATAATTACTAAACGATTTCATATGTACCTACTTTTGCGATTTACGATGTTTTCTCTTCAGTGATGCAGTATTCTTTGATAATGAATTGCTTACTGGTTTGATTATACTTGACTTGTACAAATTTTTTATAACAATTACCATGGATTGCAGTAACTTTTGCACAGATTGAATTATAGATATCAGCACTCTTGCTGGAAATGCTAAAAAAGCTTCTTCTAAAGCTTTTCCAAGAGTAATCAAAGCAGCGCGTAATAAACGCAGTTCGAACAGTATTTTTTCTCTCATGGCTTTTAAGCATTAATAAGGCGAGAGTTAATTTTGTCCCAATTGATAATGTCAAAGAATTTTTCGATATATGCTGCTTTATTAGCGCCGTGAGCAAATGCATATGCATGTTCCCATAAGTCGATAATCAAAGCTACGTTTTCTACAATACGATTATTTGGTATGATATTGACGTAACCAGCATGATTCATAAATACCCAGCCACTACCTTGAAGTGTAGCTGCTTTTTCTCGAACTGTCTTTTGAAAATTATCATAGGTACCATACCTTTGAGTAATTACATCTAAAGACTTACCAGTAGGAAGATTATTCTCTCTTGCCTCCCTTATGTTATCAAAATACAGGTCATGTAAGTATGCTCCTGCTTTGTTGAAAGCAAAGTCTCCGATACCATCATTAAAGTCTGTGACGTGTTGTCGGTAAACTTTGTTAAAGTGAATGTCAAAACCAATTTCATTAATTGCTGGTTTTAAGGCACTCACGTCATGGTAAAAATCAACGCATTCGAGTTTTTTCATAATTTAAGCTTCCAAGACTTTTTTAGATTGGGCAATTAGTTCTTTTGCTTCACTGTTTAAATCTTTAGCTTGCTTCTTTAAGGTTTCTGCATAAGCTTTTAGCTCATCAGCCTTTTCTTCGTTTGTTTGTGGTGGTGCAACTTCTGTAGGTGCTGATATCAAATCAGGAAATGCTTGCTGAACTACATCAATAGTTACTTTATCATAGATGCTATCAAGATTTTTATCTTTAGCAGCAATAATAACATCTGCTTCCTTGGAATCGATATTTTCGAGCATTTCAAGAAACAGGTTTTCTCTACGAAGGGCGGCGGTTTGCCTAGCTGCAGGACAATCTACAAAACGTGGAAATACTTTTAAGTACTGCCACAGTGAAGATGGAGCTGGTCCGTCACGCTCTTCGCGGTCTACAGGTGCACTACCTTCAGGCAAGACAGACTGTAGAGTGTTGTCAAAATTCCACTTAAGAATATACATAAGCGGTTGATGGTCACTATATTTTCGTTGAAGAATATTTGTACGTTCGATGGTAGTTTTTGCAGATTGTAATTCTTCTAGAATTTCATAAACCTGCATGTCGCGTGGTTTCGTCATTTGGTAACCTCATTATAATCCCATGCCATTGCGTACTGCATTATACACATCTTTGGCATTTTTTTGAAGAGCAGATGGTAATCCATTACGGAAATCATCCATCTCTTCATCTTTCGCTAGCTGCCTCATCTTTGAAGCAGACATACCAGATACATCATCTGCATCTGGATCACGTTGTCCAGCACTTGTAATAGTTATACTATCAAACGTGTAATCTTTTCCGTTATATTTATTCAATAAATCTTTGAATGAACTTACTCTATCAGAACCTACAACCAAGATCACATCTTTGTAACCTTTTTTCTCAAGCTCTTGCATTACAGCAATAATAGTTTTTGCACTAGTCTTTACAACTAGTTTACTACCAAAAGCTTTTTTAGCAAACTTAATCTTATCGTTGTAGTTAACAGGATTTTTCTTTTTGTCTTGCGTTTGGCTCAAATAGATAAACGGCTGCCCACCTTCTTTGCGAGCAACCGTTCTAATCTTATTCACTAATTTGTCGTGTCCAACCGTTGGTGGATTCATTCTACCAAAAGTAAAGACAGCTTTCATAATTAGTCAGTATGACCTACTGCAGTTTCTACATAAGCAGAATCTAGCAAATCAGAGTCAAAGCCTCTAGTCATATTGTCTGTATCCGAGTCATATCTTACGAATACACGCAGATCTGAATCAGTAGCAAGCTTTCCGAGCGGCAAAGCATCTAGTACTTCGAAAGTACCATCTGCATTCTTGTAGCCAAAACCGCCTTTAGAAGCATAAATTTGTGCGTTATCACTATCCAAATTTTTCAAATCACTGGCCAAGTAATCAGAATCGGAATAGGTACCGCTACGACCCGTTTGGGTAACACGTGGTTTTACGTATGGCATAGTGGAGTCTCCTTCTTATATATGTCGACTACCTATTTATACAGAGCTTGACTTAACTTCGAAGTCGGAAAGGGAATCCAGAAGACCTTTTAAGTTGTTTTTCATTAGATAATTCATCCAATTCATCATATTACCATTGATAGGTTTTTGATATTCAGCAACAATTTGTTCTTTTAGTTCTTCAGGTGTACGCGATAGATCAATTAGTGTACGATTACGAATGTAACGACGTGCAGTGGCATGACCAAGAGCTTCTGGATCTTCAATCAAAGCGCTTAGTTTCTTTTTAGAAACAGGTGTTTGACGTACGCCTTCAGTAATTAGTACTTCGTCATCAGATAAACAATTGGGTACACCATCACCAGTATCGCCTTTAATAATCTTTTCAAGCAACTCTGTTTCAGGGTTTTCGCTTACAATGTATTTCTTTTGTAAGTTACTATATTGCTTGACATTGGGATACCTTTGCAACTGTTTAAAGTCATTGTCTGGTGAGACGATAAGGATTGGTTCTGGATTCATATGTTTTTCAACTAATGTACCAATTGCATCATCAGCTTCGCATTTATCTACCCATACTGTACGAAATGGCGATAGATTACGAATGTCGTCACGCGTTTGATTCATCATACTAAAGATAGCATCCCAATCATGAATGCTGTTTTTACGACTTTTACGACGATTAGCTTTATAAGGTGCAAAGTAATCACGACGCCAGTTATTACCAGCATCCATACAAATAACCATTTCGCCATATTTGTCACGATGTTCTACATTGTAACGACGAATAATGTTAATCATAATGTGACGGATCATGTCAGTATCTTCTTCAAATTGATCAATTCGAGGAAAGATAGATGACATCGCAATAGAACTAAAGTCGAGTAAAATCATTTTTTATACCAATTCGCTAGAGTAAGAGTCAACGTGACCATTCTTAGAGTTAGGAATATACTTACGAGTATAAGTTTTTTTCATAAGCATTTCACCTTCCCAAACATAAGAAGTGTGTTCTTGACGGGTAAATTGTTTGTGTTGATCGGCGTTGAATACGCCGAATAGTTCATCATGAGTTTTTTTCATAGTAATCTCCTGTATTTAGGTTATACTATTAACTCCAATTAATATCCATAATAGATGATGTTTGTGGCTCATCGTGCTGACGCTGACCAATAGCTTGTTCAGCATTATTAAGAGCATCAATGTGTGCTGGTTGTTCTTCCATGTCGATTACACGCATTTTAGAATAGTCTACACCAAGCAGCCAGTTTTTACGATCAGCTGGATCACCATAACGGTTTTTAAGCTGACTGAATCGAATAACACCTTCATCTCTGAGTCTATCATTAGATGTCATAGCAAAGAAATAATCAGCTGTCATAGGAAGACCAAAAGATTCTGATACAGATGTCATACCAACATCAGCATCTTCCATACCAGACCGATTAGTTTGAGTGGCTGTTAGAACTGGTAAGTCAAACTCCATAGCAAGAGCACGAAGTTCTTCTGCAATACCTTTGATTTTCTCATAGCTATTAGCATTTTTACTAGCAGTAAGTGACTTACAAATGTTAAGGTAATCAATACAAATAAGATCAGGTTTAAAGCTTTTCTTAACTTCTAATTCTTTTAATAAAGCTCTAAAGTGTGCAGCACCTGCAGAACCTGTTGGGTATTCTTTAACAACAAGCTGGCCTTGCGTCTTACTGCGCAGATTTCCAAAACGTTTTAAGAACGAATCTTTACCAATTTGATCAAGTTCTTCACCAGTCAAATCAAGTAAATTTTGGTCAATACGTTGTGCGATCTTTTCTTCAGCCATTTCCATGGTAATGTATAGTACATTGTGACCACGTTCAAGAAGACTCGATGATATTGAACACATAAAGAGTGATTTACCAACACCAGTGCCAGCCATAAGGACACCAAGTGTTTTAGATGGTATACCACCACGCAAAATATAATCAAAGTGTTGAAGACCAGTTTCGAGCTTCTCTTCTTTGTTGTTGTAGAATTCCCAACGGTCTTCTGCATCATCGATGTAATCATGGCCAACCGATTTATCAAATGTAGTACCAATAGCTTCTTGAAGAAGAGATGGTAATGCGGTCATTTGAATTTTACGATCTTCACCACTGATTACATCGACAGCTTGATAGACTGCATTTACAATAGCTCTTTCTTGGCACCAATTTTCAGTTTTATTTACAAGCCATTCAATCTTATCGATTTGCTTAACATCATTTGCCTTTTCAAGAACTTTATTAATTTCTTGATAGACGTTTTCAGTCAAGTCACTTCTAGATTCAATTTCAATAGATAAAGCTGATGCTTTTGGTGTTTGATTGTAAGTATTAAAGTACTTGCTAATCTCATCAAATAAGATTTTTTCTGACTGTACAGTAAAGTAATCCTCTTGAATAAAGGGTAACACTTTACGTGTATAGTCTTCGGACATCATTAAGTGATATAAGATACCAAGACGGAGCTGGTGTGAATCAACAGACATGTTTAGGTTATACCTTAGATTTTGTGTTTTGATCTAAAGAATTTTGCAAAATGTCCATAATTACAGCACTTGCTAATTCCTGAAACTTACTATCTTCAATAACACTTTCAGTGCCTTCCATAGTAAGTTGCTCAATTTCATAGGCAAGTGTACCATCATCATCTTTCATTTCGATATTGATAGGTCGCCAAGTTACTCCAGCATACTTTGATGCTCCAGTTACTTGAATCCATTCGCCTCCATCAGGATCTACGAATGGTTTAAAGTTCTTGGGATTCGGTTTCGTCATGTTCAATTTCCTCTTCAATAATATCTTCTACAATGGCTACTACTTCACCCACTGCAAAACGTTTCTTTAGTGCTTCAGCGTAACCAGCTTTGAATAGTGGTAGCCAAAAATCAGCATTGTTGGTATCTTTGGCACGTACCTTATCAGTTGTAACTTCACCAGTATTAGGATTAAAGCCTTCAAACCAACCGATAGAAGGTTTGTTTACCCAGCCAAGTTCTACACCAAGATCCAGTAGACCAGACCATTTGTTAACACCACCTTCCCATGAGATGCTCAAAGGTAGTCGTGTTTTCTCTCTTACAAAGCGTGATTTTTCTACACCCAACATAAAGTTATAACCAGTTACTTGTTTGCCGTCTTTTTCTTGTTGACGACCCATAAAGAAGATTTGGTTTGCTGAGTAATAG